CGGAACTAACTATACGATAAATAATGTCGTTATTGAAAACAATACATTCTATAGTGGATTTCATACAACAGGGCCTGACATAGAATGTATAGCTAGTGGATTTAATGCGAGCATAAACAATATTACTATACGTAATAATTTGCTGTATGACGATCCTTACACAACTGGCACGACACATTTAATGTTTTTACAAAATTATGCAGGAGGAAGTACTATAACGGGCATAAACATATATAATAATATTTTTAAATATCCTATAAGTGATGGATTGCATCTAGAAGCAATTAAAGAATCATCAATATATAATAATGTTTTTTATGGACATAATCAAGTAAATACAAATGGCGGCAATTTTGTTATGTATGATCTTGGATGTACAAATTCTAATCTTAAAAACAATATATTTTACGGTAATCAGCCTTATGGAATCAGTTATTACACATTCAATATTTATCTCGGTTCGGGAACAAGTTACAATAACATAAATGCAGATTATAACTTGCATTTTGACACAGATGCAAGAAATAAAATTGTATTTATTGATAATACTCATTATTATTACCCAACAACATGGAGCGCATTAAAAACTTATTCTGGATGGGAATCGCATAGTCCTATACCTCAAAATCCTTCTTTTTTTTCTACAACTAATTATCATCTGCAAAACAATTCACCTGCTATACACACAGGAGTTTACATAGGAATATATCCCACTGACTATGACGGTTCTCTTTGGAACAATCCACCTTCTATTGGTGCTTACGAATACTCATACAATGCTTCAACCAATGCGACAGCGCCTACAGTCACAACTGCTGCAGTCACATCTATCACTAATACTACAGCATACTCAGGCGGAAATGTCACTTCTGATGGAAGTTCTAGTGTTACAGCTCGAGGTGTTTGTTGGAGCACGAGTTTAAACCCGAGCATAGGCTTAGGCACTAAGACTTCAGATGGTACGGGCACTGGATCTTATATCAGTTTTTTATCTGGGCTAAGTGCAAGCACAAACTATTATGTCAGAGCTTATGCAACAAACTCTATAGACACAAGCTATGGCTCGAACATCCAATTTACGACAACAAATGCAAGCACCCTTATCATAAGTTCTACTAGGAGACTGTACAAGATCAACAACAGAATACTTTTGTTCAATGGGCACCCGATTTCATGGCAATTTTAAAACAAATAATCATAGGCTATGCAACATGGATCTGGTACTATCTCTACAAGCCTTATAGAAATAAACGCAAAGAGCTGGCATTGCAACGAATGAATATCTGTGAATCTTGTGAACATTTCTGGAAATACACAAGGCAATGCAGTTTATGCTGGTGTATAATGCCTATCAAAGTAAAAATGTATTTTCTACTGGATAAAGACAATAAAAGCATGGGTGGGTGCTTGAAAAAAAAGTGGTAGAAAATATTGAATATATAGAATAAAAAGATGGCTACAGATTGCCCTGATGATAATAAATCTTTAAGTGCTGCATTTCCTGAGTACACAAATGCTGGAGGTCTTGAATTTTGTCAACCCACTACTACAGGTGTCAACTCTATTCTTGATGTCAATAAACTTGCGACAGCTGCACAGCTGTATAATGGGCTCAATAACATCGCAAATCAACTTTTCGGTTATGAGGCTCGTTGGTTCAGAGCTGTTCCACAACAGCGTTCTAAAGATGTCATATTTCTAGAATACACACTCTCAAATGTTGAAGATGAGCCGCTTTGCGTCAAGGTGATAATTCCATCAGGCAATGTTCCTGATAGCAAGTATAATTTTGATCTGATGGGCCTCGAATATGAAGTTCCTTTAGAAATCCAGATAGACAAGAAATATTGGGAATCGATTGCAGGCTTTGGAACTGCACCTCAAAAAAAAGACATTGTCTATCTACCGCTGCCCAACAAGCTTTTTGAAGTAGAGTCTTCATATCTGTTCCGAGGGTTCATGGAGCAGGAGACTGCTTGGAAATGCAACTTGAGAAAATACTCTCCAGAAGCTTCAAGAAGAGAGTCAGAAGAACTACAAAAAACAATAGATCAATACACTGTCAGCGTCGAAGAAGTGTTTGGTGGCGCAATCAAAGATGACATTGCTAAGCTTGTAGATGATCAACAAATGAGTCAATTCAATGGAACATCAAAAGACAAGTATAAGCACGTTGATCCAGCGCTCAAGACTATTCCGAATTCTATTATCATGTATGGCACTGTTGTTGCCCAGTCATTTTATGACATGCAAACACCTGATGCTTTTAATGCTATTACATATACTGCAACTGACAAAATAACTGTCAGTGACAATAGATCTGTGCTAGCTTGGATAATGCCAAGAACAATTCCTGCAGTGCACAGAGAATATGTAGTCAAGTCTATGGCGTACAATGCTTATGGCTATACAGATCCCAGCACTGCAGCAGTCATTCTAAGCAATTATGACATAACTATAAACTCACAGATGTTGTTTAAAGTTGGTGATATTTTTGTAATAACACGTCAAGGATATCTTAGCTTTTATGCCACAATTTTAGCTGTTAGTGAAAATCCTGTTGTTTATCACTGCAAGATAGACACTCCAGTAAAAGACTACTTAACTTCAATAAAATCTGATTGGGTCAGTCAGCCTAACTACAAGATGATGCTGAAATCTCCGATAAACTTGATAGATGGTGTGGATGATAATACAGTTCACAATTTTTCAATCAATATTTACGCGAACCAATATGTAAAAATCAAATATGGAGTGCAAGAATACATTACTATATTAACAAACAAATTATTAGACAACACATGGTATGGGATCGTGATCAATCTTGGAAATTCATGGAATCAATACAACATGTATGTTTGGCAAAAAAGTGACACAGACCAGAACGCCAAGCTTCAGAACATATTCTATAAGACTATTCCATTCATGCCCGAAGAGGTCTATGTCTCTAGCTTTACGATCAACAAATCACCGTCATATTTAACAAATTTAAGGATATACACCGCGACTATCGAAGAAGAGAAACAATCGAATGATCTTTTGTCATATTTCATTAAAGATGGAGATCAGACTGTTTTGGCGGATAATGGAGACTATCAATTACGTATACCTTACATATCGAAACAAAAATAATATATAGAATACACACTAATTATTAAAGAATTATGAAAATAAGAGATGAAAGAGATGAATTAGAAAAAATCATAAAAAATTCACCCGAAGAAATTAACGATAATGTGCCTGCAGGCAAAGATACTCTTGAAATAGAAGCAGAGCCCTTGATGGACATTGATTTTCTAGATCTCAAGAAACAATGTGAAAGAGAAGCTCGAACAATGATAAAGAACGCAATATCATTCATGATTCCAATAGATATGATCAAGGAAAATAAATATCTTAAAGATAAATTTAATGTAGACACTTTGTCATTAGCTGGAATGATTTATCAGTTAAGAACTAATGAAGCTGTGCAAAAGGCTCTCATAGATCAAATCAACATGGGCGCAGCGCACCCCCGAATGTTTGAAGTGTTTGGCAATTTGTCAAAAGTGATTGGAGAACTTAATAAACAATTACTGCAGACTACTGAGGCGTTAAAAGAAACTTATCGAAACTTTAAAAATGATGTCAAAGAGCAACGAACTGAAGCTCTTGGACCGCAAACTCATTCTATGGGAATGATAACTACGGGAGACGGCGGTGTTGTCACTCGTGGAACTAAAGAGCTCATCAATAATGTCAAGCGTTTAAAGAACATAGAACAAAATACTATTAAAGATGTTTCATTGAATTATATCGACGAGTCTCAACTTATTCTCGATCTTCCGTTTAATCAATAAAAAATACTTATGCCTTCAACAACAATTTGGAATAGTGCTTTAGTTCAACAAACATTGGAAAAAATTAGAATGAACATTTTTACAGATATGTCTTGTTTTCATATGGGAGACATTGAACTTAAAGCTGGAAATATCAACTGGTATAGTACATCAGAAGAAATAGATGAATTTCATAAATGTTCGGGAAATGTAGTTTATTTTGTTGAAAAATATTGTAGATTTTTAACTGATGCTGGGAGAAAAACAGTAAAATTACGAGAAAAACAAAAGACAATACTGGAAGCATTATCAAAAGAATCTTATAGTGAAAAACTTGATGAATTAATCCCCGATGTTCGTAATCTTATTATGATGCAGTCACGACAGTCGGGAAAAACGACTACTATTTGTGCTTATTTTGCATGGTATCTTTGTTTTCATAATGATAGAAATTTAGGAATTTTGGCTAATAAACAAAATACAACATGGGAAATTGTAAATAAAGTTACTGATGTATTTAAGGGTCTCCCATTCTTTTTGAAACCTGGGATTATAAATATAGGAGCAGGACATATGAGACTCGATAATGGGTGTATGTTAACTTCACAAGCAACAACAAAAACTGCACAAATAGGATATACTATTCATGTTCTTTATGCTGATGAATTTGCCCACATTTTGCCATATATTGCTGATGATTTTTGGCGCTCAGTATATCCTACACTTGCATCTTCAGAGATATCACAATGTATTATATCTTCAACACCTGCAGGAGAAACTAATATATTTTACGAAATTTGGAGTAAAGCTATGGAAGAGAAAAATTCTTTTATGCCTATTAGAGTTGACTATTGGGAAGTTCCAGGTCATGACACCGCTTGGGCTGAAAAAATGAAAAAAGACTTTGGAGAAGAGAGATTTGCACAAGAGTTCGAGCTTTTATTCAATCATGGTGACTCAAATCTTTTATTAAGTGCAAATGACTTAAAATTCATAAGCAAAATTAAAAAAGACTATGAATTTATTGAACTTGAAAATTCTGATTTAGATGAAAGTGTTTATAGAAATTTAAAGTGGCATCCAGATTTTAATCCAAATGCAAAGTTTGACAAAGCAACAAGTAGATTTATCATAAGTATTGACACCGGAGAGGGAAAAGATGAAGATGAAGTAAAAGACAATGATTATAACATTGCAAACATCTTTAAAGTAGAGTCAAAGACCATGCCACAGCTAAAGAGGCTTAGGACTGATGAATATCGCATCAGGAACATGTTCAGGATCACTCAAATAGGCATATATAGGGATAACATTAAAGATGAAGAAAATTGTGCCAAGGTCACTAAAACAGTTATCTTTGATCATCTGGGTGCAGACTTATGCAAATTGGTTGTAGAGATGAATTTTAATGGAAAGTTCTTTTTAGGAAAATTTGTTGAACATGATGACTTTTATCCTGAACTTATTTTGCACACTTATCATACAAAGCCCATTCCGGGAGATAAATTGCCAAGAAGGAAAAAAGCAGGCTTTAAAATAACTGGAGGTGACAAAGACTTTTTCTGCAAATTAGGAAAACAGATGATTTCAAAAAGAAATATGATCCTTAACGAATTAGAAACATCAAAAGAGTTTAAAGCATTTGGAAAAGACAGGCACGGAAAATATAGAGGCATTGGAGTGCATGATGATATTGCAATGAGTGCATTGAATATAAGCAGATTATATAATGAAGCAGAATATGAAGATTGGCTTTATGACTTTTTTGATGCAATGCCAGAAACACCTATTAAAAAATTCATAAGTGAATTATTAGGCAAATATGTTGAAACAGCAGAAGAAATCACTGATGATGAATTTTCTACATTATATAAAGATAAAGTGATTGAGTCCGAGCAGGACAAGATTATGAAGATTTTTAATGAAACAAATAATAGACCCGGATTAGCAGGAATGCCAACAATGCCAACAAATAAAAATATGTTTAGTTTTCCGTGGAGAAAGTAGTAAATTTTGCATTTTTAAACTTTAATATATAATAAAAGAAGAATAAAAATAAACTTTTAAACTATGTCAAAAATAGCACTTGACCTTTCACAATTCCGCTCATCCGGAATTTACACCGTGGAGCTGGATAACACTGAACGTATAACTGTAACAACTCAATCACTGAGATTGGTGCCAGGTTTTTCAGCAGTAGGTCCTTTTAATACACCAGTGTTCATAAGATCTACAAGAGACCGCGACAGATTCTTTGGACCAATTGATTCAAAACTTGAAAAAAGAGGGTCATTTTTCCACAGATCTATTGAAACTTGTCTTTTGACTGCTCCAGTTTTTGCTCTTAATTTGTTAAGTGTAAATGATGTCAATAATAATAGTAATACTGATACTGTTGAGTTTGTTGGTTTGGGATTAGATTGCAGCACTATAGATACACAAGTTAGAGATGCATCAATGTACAAAGACATATACATCAATTTCTTTAATCGTCAAAGATTCTGGACACCTGACACAGAGTATTTGCAAGGTGTAGTTACTAATAAATATGCAGCTTCATCTATTCAAAGTGCTCCATTGCTTCAAATAGCCAATGTAGGGACTAAGAATTTGTCATTCATTGTCAGAAAAGCAATAGGCCTATCACAATATAGTGTTTATGCAGTCAATTGGTATGGTTCTGCCACGAACATTCCTTACGAATGGATTCGTCCTTATGATCTGATGAAAGATTTCTTTATTCAAGTAATTGCAGTTGAAGGCAATTGGACCAATTATACTGCATTGTCTACTGATCCTTATTTCTCAACTTATTTTAATGCAGATGGCATTATTCCTAGTCAACTAAACAATTTCATCAATTTGTCTCAAGTAAATCTAGTGGGCTCATGGACTGGTTGTATTATTCCAGATTTTAAAGATCAAACAGGTTCAGAACAATATATCGAAACTGTAGTCAATGCTGCGACAGCTTTGACAGGAATTTTAGTGAATATCAACAATGAAGCTCTTGATCAATTACAGTGGAACTCAACTAATTGGGCACTTGGAGATGGCTCTGCTACTGCTCCGTATCAAGTAGATCTTGTGGGTCACAATCTGATAAGCAAAAATAGTGCAAAACAAACTTTTTTAAGCTATGATATTAGTGTTGTTGACAGCATATTGCACTCAACTATTCCAGCTGCATTATATCCAATTGGAGACACTACATATAAATCATTTGCTATAACTAATTCTTCATTATCAACATACAGTATTGTATCAGTTGGTGATTTAGTTAAAGCTAATTCAAGCATCACTATTCCAGGTGTGACATATGTAACAGGAAAAACATATGATGGTTCAGCATACATTATCACAACAGCAGACGCAGCAGATCTTACAGGTGGCAATTTAACAGCTCAATTACCAATAGATGATCCATCTGTGTGCACAGCATACAAATTCATCAAACTCAATGGTTTGCAACTTCTTAACAAGCATCTTCCTGGATTTGACATAAATGGTGCTCCAAATGCAGAAGAAGGAGTAAAGAAAATCTATGGAATGCTAGCAGATGAGGGCATTGAAAGAGGCTTGACCAATCCAGATATGATCCAATATCGCTACATTGTTGACACAATGGCATACGGACTTCAAAATCAAATGGGTGGAAAATCATATCTTTCATCTTTAGCTAAGAAACGTGGAAAAACAACTGCAATTCTTAACGCTCCGTCAATTGCACAATTCTCAACTGCAACAAATCCACGTTTCTGTGAGACATTCGTAAGTGGGCAGGATCCTGTTCCTATTTTCAGCACAGAATTCATTGCACAAGGAGGAAACCCGGACATGCCAAGAGCATTCAAGTTCAGTTTCCCGAATGAAGATATGGGATCAAAATATTGTGGAGTGTTTGGCCCATTCTTAAAATATAGTGATAATGGAAAATTGATCTCAATTCCACCAGCTGCAGATGTTGCAAATGCATATGTCCAGAAGTTTTTAGGTGGAAATCCTTATGCAATCATCGCTAACAGAAACGGAATTCTTGCAAACCCAAATCTTGCAGGTGTAGAATACATGATTGACAAAACTGACAGAGATTTTCTTGAGCCCTTTGGCTATAACTCAATTATTGAAAGACCTTCAACAGGACAAGTAATGATCTATTGTAACACTACAGCATATCAGGATGTCAAGAGTGATTTCAACAATTTGCATGTTAGAGAGTTACTTAACACGATAGAATTACAAGTAGAAGAAGTTTTGCAGCAATATGTGTTTGACTATAATACTCCAATAACAAGGCTGAACATAGTTAATTCAGTATCACCAATTCTTGAAACAATCAAAGACGCTGGTGCTCTTACGAATTATACGATTACGATGGATGAGACCAACAATACCCCAGACATTATAGCTGATGGTTTTGGCATAATAGACATAAATGTTTGGATATCTGGAGCTCTTACAAAAATTGTTAATAGAATAACAGTTAACAGAATCACCGGAGCTACAACTGGAGGATTTGTTTATTAAAAAAATGAAAAATATAAAGAATAAATAAAAAATAAATTAAAGCAAAATGGCAGACATGACATCGCAAGGCAGCTTCGGATTATCACACTTTAGAAATTCTAGAGCAGCCCAAGAATTATACGAACCGGTGTATTTGAATTTATTCACAATACAAATTTCATTACCAACAGCAATAGGCTCTGATACTGAGAATACAAATTTATTGTTAGAAAACGTTCAAACTATTGGAGGTTTGAAGTCTCACAAGTTTCCGGCATCACCAATAGCACAATACTATAAGTGGGCAGCTAGACGATTCGCTGGAGCTAAGCCTTCTGAGACAACAATGGACTTGACAATAGACTTCGAGGTCAACGTAGACAGGACTCCAAGCGCTTATGTGTTGAAAACGCTCAGAAAATGGTGTGATTTAGTTTATGACCCATTGACGGGTAGGACCGGAATTAAGGCAGATTATGTTGCTCCTTGGATGCTTATAACTCTCTATGATAGAGCTGCTAGGCCCTTTTGGCAATGGAAATGCTACAATGTATTTCCAATGACTGCTCTTCCAGAACCAGCTTTAGGTTATCAAAATGAAGAGCTCTACAAAATAAACGGATTTGGCATAGCCGTCGACAGCTGGGACGAAACTATTGTATAACTTATTAGGCGCACAAGTATTTTTAAAAGCTAGATAAATTTTTTCTAGCTTTTTTTATGCCATATCCATTTACTATTTCCCACTCCCCAAATTCTTACATAATTTTTTTCCGTCATTATTTCATATTCTGTCTTATTTGGGTCAGCTCCCTCTTTTATTAGTTTGTGTTTCATAAATAAACTTCTATGAAATCTATGTGTACAATCGCTCCACCAATAATTTATTTTTGTATCTCCTATATTTTCAAATCCTAAAACGTTATATATATTTCCTATGCTTATATCTGAATTTGCATAAGAAATTATTTTGTCAGGACTATGTTTATTTATAAAATGATTAAATAATTTAGAAGCTCCACCCCTGACAGTAGAATTTATTTTAGAACAAAATCTGAGTAGTTCGTATTCATTTTCTTTTTTTGTTTTTTGCCCTAAAATAAAACGCAATTTTCCAAATGTCATAACAGATATTAACTCTTCATTAAAAAATAATCCCAAATTTATAGAAGATTGGCAATTTCCTTGAATATGATTATTATTTAAAAATATAGTTTTTTCTTGATTTGATAATTTTTTTATTATACATTTTCTTGCATCTATTTTTTCTTGATTAACATTTAAAGCATTACATAAAATAGATTTAATTATATTTTGTTTAAAATTCCAATCATCTTCCCATATAGTTATTAATTTTATTCCTTTGTTTTTAAAAAACATAAATTTATCATAATGATAATTTTTTTCTCTATAATTTTCGCTATGCCAATATAAACCATTAAATTCTATTCCCAAATTTATTTTTTGAATATAAATATCCAATTCGTGATTTTCAATTTTTCTATAATTTTTTTCTATTTTTCCAATATATTTTTCTTTAATAAATTCATATATTTCAATTTCTTTTCTACTTGAATAATTACAATTTTTATGTTTTTCACAATATACAGTAAACCCAAAGCCCGGACGTTTAACTAAACGTACTTTTTCAGAACATCCGTTTAATGCGCAATTTGGCGTTTTAAAAATTTTATTTTTTAAAAAATAAATTTTTTCAGAAAACATCAAATCCAAAGATGTGTCTAACGTAAAATTATTTACAATTTTAAAAAATTGGGGCATATATTTTTTAAAATATTTGGGCGTTTGTTGATTTGAACAACAAAAGTGAATATTATTTAACGCCGTTACACAATTTATTTTATCTTCTTCAGATGGTATATATAAATCACTTAAGTAAAACTCTTTACATTTGGGACACAGGGATTTATATTCTTGCGGGACTTGAGCTTCTTCTATTCTTTGATGATCATTTATTTGTTGTCTTCCGTGTATTTTACAATCAATAATGTATTTAGATGTAGCAGGAAACAATTCTCCGTTTTTTAATCTAGTATCATTATTAAAAACTATCTGAATTTTTCCATTAATGTCTCTTGCAGTAATATATTTTTTAAGAACCCAAATTAAATTTTTTTCTTTAATTATTGGATCATCTTTTTTAACGTAAAAGATTTTATTGTTTTCATCTACATATTTTAAAAAACCTCTTTTCCCCATAGTGTAAAGTTTTAATTATATATATCAAAAGGGTTGTGCAGTTTTGCAAAATAAAAAATATTTTCTTAAAACTTTTCTTCTTTTTGCCCATATATAATATATAAAATAAAAATTATATTATGAGCAACACAAATGATGATTCTGGAGAAAAACGTGAAGAGATATTGAAAAATTTTGTTGAAGCGCAAGAAGCTCCACCGACTAATCAAGTTGGGCCTAAAATAACTGAAGTCCCGAAAAATGTAAAAAAACCGTGGGATAAAAATATGCCACTTGCAAATCAATTAGGCTGGATCCCTCTCCCTATTAAAGATCTTCCCACACAAGGATTGTTTTATCCGAAAGACACAGTGATAGCAATTCGTTCAGCTCTTGGCGGAGAAATCAGACATTGGTCTACATTGCAGGAAGATGATCTCTCAGCTCTAGATGATATGCTTAACTATGTCATTGAGCGTTGTGTAACAATTAAAGTTGAACAAATTCAACCAAGTGAATATACGGGAAATATTTTATCCTGGAAAGACATCAAAGAAGTTGACAGATTTTATCTTCTTTTAGCAATTCAAGAGTTGACATTCCCACAAGGAGAGAACAAGCTTCAAGTTAAAGTCTCAGACACTAAAAAAGTAGATGTCAGAAAAGAAATGGTGCATTACATTTCATTTGAGCCTGCATTGATGAAGTATTATGATGAGGATCAAAGAAAGTTCATTCTTAAGTTTAAGACTGGAAAGAGACTTGAACTAGATATTCCGAGTGTTGGTGTGACACAGTGGCTTAAGCAGTTCGTTTTCCGCAAACAAAGAATGCAGGAGTTTCTGGACGAAGATTATCTGAATTTTGCTCCTTTTGTTGTTACGCAATGGCGTGGATTAAATGATGACACCTATGCAAAATTTGTTGAAGACTCTCATGCTTGGGATGTTTCCACAATATCAGTGCTGGTCAAAATCAAACAATTATTCAGCGACACAATAAATCCTGTGATAAAATACACAGACGAAGGAGGTGCGGAGCAATCAGCTCCCTTAAACTTTCAAGGCGGGCTTAAATCTCTTTTCATTGATGCAGATCCATTTGGAAAATTGGTCTAAAATCGAATTCATTTTTGCACATAAATTACATATTTCTCCAACAG